ACCGCCTGTAAAAGTTGAGATATACCGATGCTTCTTTGTAAGTGTTCTGCCGCTGTATTCGTCTGGGACTCCAGCTGCAGAATCGCTCTCAAAGTCAGGTGCAGCAAAAGCGCACTTGAGAAAAGCCAAACCGTCAACAGTAGAAGCTAAGCGAGTCATTGATTTATTCGTTTTACGTTTTCTTCTTCGAGATCTATTATTATTAAGTTGTTTAACGTTTCTAATTGCTAAATCCATTTCAAACACAAATATCTTAGATATTATGCATCCCCGCGATGCATGCAACCCTATAACGTTCTGAAATATAACCAACATCTACTAACAATTGATGAACTTCGTTAAATTCTGGATGTGTACAATAACTATTATAAAACTGCAAGTAATATTGAAACCGCAGTAATTCATTGCCATCATTAAGTAAAAGATTAGTTAATCCTTTATCAATGTTAACAAGGAAAGAATAATTGTTTTTATACAATCTAGAACAGAATTCAAAAGATTCATCAATTTCATCAAATTGCTTAATACACAAACCGATCTTTGCGTACTTTTTGATGGCATCTTCAACATATCGCTCAACTGTATCGTCACCTGCGGCGATGCAGTAAAAATCATTGCGTGCTTGAACAATAGCAGCAGCTATGACTCTTTTGCGGCTGTTTGATGATGACGTGTTACTACTACCAGAATTGGTTCTTCCATTAATTTTTGATTTTAATAGAGTACCATCGGATAACATATATATAGTCCTGCTGCTAATGATTGCAACAGACCTACACAAATGTATGTATTCTGCAGTAGCACCAACAGTCAAATCAATTCGACACTCGAAATCTAAAAGATTCAACCATTCAGGAATAGACCAGTCAAAAGCGCGACAATCAGTTTGTGCAACTTTGAATGGTCTACTCATTACGTCATTATAGAGAAATTGATTATCTTCCGGGCTAAAGCCTATACCAGGTTTAGAAGGTATATGGCGCCAGTTATAAATCTCATCCTTATTAAGTTTAATACACAACACACATTCTACTAATTTGTCTACAATAGACACACTCATTATTAAACGTTCTCGACCATTTATCTTTTCTAATTTGTGAGGTTCAGGTTTTATGAAAAGACGGACAGGATCACAAAAGCCATTTATTACCAATGACTCGTTGCTAAGACCACTTAAAACATCGAGATCAGTACCTAAAATTTTGTATATTCTATGTACTGTTAAACATATTATTAAGTGCTGATATGCACCAAGAACTCCAGCATTATCTTTGGCTATTTTCATGTAAGGTACGCCAGGAGATGAATCTGGATTGATGAAGTACATAATGCTTGCAATGTAATCATATAATGATTTATAACTAAAGTCAAGAAAACAACTAGGAACATTTATTTTATTATATTGTGCATTAACAATCTCAATTATATTATCTAAGTTATCTGGTTTTGAAATTTCTACAATTCTATTAGCTTGATTTACAAAAGACTGATATTCGATTTGACTATTTCTTTCAGGATATACATAATTTGACAATTGAGGACGTGAAATTAAAGAATTTAAATAATATGAGGTAGGTTTCAAAGACGAATTTTGGTGTGCCCTAATATTAGAGCAACCAACTATAACAACGTTTAATCCTATTTCTTCGAATTTATCGAAGGAATAGTATTTCCCGAAGATATCTTCGACCCCCTGGTTGAACCAGGGGATTTGGAAAAACCCTGGTATCCAGGTTGTAGACTTTGAATAGCTTCCTTATTCCATTGTTTGGACTCAACAAACTTTTCAATATTCTTCTTTTTCTTCTCTATTGGCTTTGCCTCAACTATTTCGTGGCGCAAAGTCTTAGACTTGATTTGAGCTTCTATTATAAATTCTTCAATTTCTTCATCAGTACAATTTATAAATTTTTCGTTACGAGGTTTCTTGGAATTTGAATTGCGCTTAGCTCTCTCAGTTGCCAAGTCGCTAATTAATTCAATGCATTCAGTTCGCGTCATATCACGAGTAATAAGCCAACAAGCATAGCTAGATTTTCGAGCTATCCTCGTAGCTGGTCCAACGTGTTGTTCAGGAATCACATCATTTCCAATTATATTTTTAGTATCACCTTCATAATGTGATTCTGTGTCAAGGGCCTCTCTTTCGATAAGTGAAAGCTGTTGTTTGTTGTAAATTTGACCTTTATGAATAAAAACGTTAGTGTTCGGAACAATGTGTTCTTCACGAGGCAATTTTGCCAACGTGTCGTAAACATCAGACTGAACTTCTACCGCCTGATCAATTTTAACTGCCTGCTTCTTAAGGCTAGGAGTTAAATTCATCAATTTAACAACACCATCCAACCTCTTTTCTTGATCCATCATGCGAGAAATTATATCATTTATAGCCTTCACCAATGGATCAGGAATAGTGTCAAACTCATCATTAACAATATCAGTAATTTGTCTTAAACCATAATCACCGTATTTACCACATGTGCAAAGACTATCTTGGTTCTTAATAGTGTGACAAATCTTACAATAATCAACTGTTTCCAATTGTCTATACTTTCCTCCCTTTACTTTTGAATTAACGTGTGAACCAACAGCACCGCTTTTTGCTACAGACCTATAATAAAGATCCCTATCAGACCTTGTTACAAATCTTGTACCAGCTGCTAACTTCTCTTGGTAATCTTCCCTATTAAACATATCCTCAACGACCTCACTAGGTAATGAGCGTCCGTGAAATGTTTTCATTCGTCCTATATCATCTTCAACGTAAAAGACGTAGTCACCTTTTTCGTTGTCTTCTTCCCAACGACTTAAATTGTATTCAGCATCAGCTAGTTTTTCATAAAACAAATCTTGAGCTATGTCGTTTGGCATAACTGATTCAAGCTTGTTTCTATAAAAAGACGTAAACGTTTCGAACTTAGATGAATCACACTGCTTTCTGAAAACAGGAGGGATAACACCTATATTAAAAGTTCCACAATCAGAACGTCTTGAATGAACACCTATAATTTTATTGCTTATATCAAGCAAGGGAGATCCACTACTCGAAGGAATAGTAGAACATCCGTGTCTAACATAAAAATTTTTATCGTGTTTAGTCATTGATCCTAATGCATATTTGAAGTCACTACCAATCTTAGAGAAAACTTTGACGCAAGCTCCATCGGGTATTGTAGTGGACACATCACCGATAGTGAGTCCAAGTTGCCCTAAAGTTTGTTTGGGAAATAATAAAATGATATAATCGAGTTGAGATGTAGGAGACCATGAATATATCTTCAATTTAGACATATCTAAGGTCATTTGAAAACCATTAGCAACTAATTTAATAACAGATAAACGATGTATGTCAAGTATGTGAAATGACGTTAACAACGCATCAAATTCGTTATCAACTTTAATTCTAGAAAAGAAACCAACATGATGAGTATCAGCATACAACATCCCAATAAATTTCTGAAAACCAACC